TCAGGCCCGCATCGTTCGCCACCAGTGGCGCACGGCGTCGCGTGTGCGCATCGCCAGGCCATAGGCGGCGGTGGCTCGGACCCAGCCGAGCACGCTGTCGCGCACGCGCACGATCTGTCCCATGATCCAGGCGAACCAGCGATAGCTCAGAAGCTTCTCGCGGCCGGCATGATAGATCCGCTCGACGAAGACGAAGCTCATCAGATGCGCGAAGGCGGTCACCACCAGACCGGCCCAGAACTGCCCGCGCGCGAACAGCAGCAGCCCGAACAGCTTCAGCGGCTCGGCAATGGCGAAGGGGATCGCCAGCGCCAGCAGCACGAGCGGGCGCGGCAGCGCGGCGACGCTCTCCTCCAGCCGGCGCATGATGCGCAGTTCGGCGAGCCGGCGCAGCAGTGGCCGGTAGAGCGGCCGCAGGAACTCGTCGAGGATGACGAAGACGGTGATGACGGCGCGCAGGAGCGCGAGCAATCCGCGCGTCAGCGGGCCGCGTTCGGGTACAGGTGAGGGCGGAAGGTTATCGGGCATCCCTACGATTCATAGGTCGCGATTTGCGGCAATTCCATGCCGCTGACCCGATAGCCGCTAGCGGCGTGCGTCTTCCTTCAGCATCGCCACGCCCTTCTCGGCGATCATCATCGTCGGATTGGCGGTGTTGCCGGAGGTGATCGTCGGCATCACCGAGGCGTCGATGACGCGCAGGCCCTCGACGCCGCGCACCCTGAGCCGTCCGTCGAGGACCGCGCCCGGATCGTCATCGCCACCCATCCGGGCCGTGCCGACGGGATGGAAGATCGTGGTACCGAGTTGGGCGGCGGCTTCCAGCAGGGCTTCGTCGGATTGGGCGGCCTCGCCCGGCATATGCTCCTCGGGCCGGAAGCGGGCGAGCGGCTCTTGGGCCACGATCCGGCGCGTCAGCTTCATCGCATCGACAGCGACCTGCCGGTCCTCCTCCGTGTCGAAATAGTTCGGCGAGATGACGGGATTGTCGCGCGGATCGGCCGAGCGCAGATGCACGCTGCCGCGGCTCGTTGGCCGGAGATTGCAGACGCTCGCCGTGAAGGCGTCGAACGGATGCAGGCCCGAGCCCCAGCTGTCGAGGGAAAGCGGCTGGAAATGGTATTGCAGGTTCGCCGTCGCGTAATGCGGCGAGGACTTGGCGAAGGCACCGACCTGCGAGGGCGCCATGGTCAGCGGTCCGGTGCGCAACGCCGCCCACTCCAGGGCCATCAGGGGCCGGCGCCAGAGCTTGGCATAGTCGCTGTTCAACGTCTTGACGCCATGGACCTTGTAGACCGGCCGGATCTGGAGATGGTCCTGCAGGTTCTCGCCGACGCCGGGCGCATCGACCAGCGTCTCGATGCCGAAGCCCTGCAATCGCGCCCCGCTGCCGATGCCGGAGCGTTCGAGCAGGAGCGGCGAGGCGACGGCCCCGGCCGAGAGCACGACCTCGCCGTTGATCTCGACCCTCAGCCTCTCCTCGCTCGCGGTGCCCAGGCCATGCGTGAACTCGACGGCCTTGGCCCGGCCGTTCTCGAACAGGATGCGCTCGACATGGACGCCGGTCTCCAGCCTGAGATTGTCGCGGTCGTGCCGTTCGAGCATCGGCTTCAGGAAGGCGCGATAGGCGCTGAGGCGTCGCCCGCGCCGCTGGTTCACCTGGAAATAGGACGAGCCTTCGTTATCGCCGGTGTTGAAATCCGGGATCTTGGCGATGCCCGCGGCTTCCGCCGCATCCCGGATCGCGTCGAGGATCGCCCAGCGCACGCGCGGATGCTCGACGCGCCATTCCCCGCCCGCCTTGTGCAAACCGCCCGGCGGCGGCGCCATATGGTCCTCGTGCCGGAGGAAATAGGGCAGGACATCGTCCCAGCCCCAGCCGGCGAGGCCGCGCTGGCGCCAGCCGTCGTAATCGGCGGCCTGGCCGCGCATATAGACCATGGCGTTGATCGCCGAGGAGCCGCCGACGACCTTGCCGCGCGGATAGGCGAGCGCCCGCCCGCCGAGCCCGGCCTGCGGTTCGGTCTGGAACAGCCAGTCGGCGCGGGGATTGCCGATCGCGAAGAGGTAGCCGACGGGGATGTGGAACCAGACCCAGTCATCCATGCCGCCGGCTTCGAGCACCAGGACCCTGTTCTTGGGGTTGGCCGCCAGCCGGTTGGCGACGACGCAACCGGCCGAGCCAGCCCCGATGACGACATAGTCGAAGGTCCCGATCGGGCGGCGGTCGGTGGAGGCGGTATCAGGCATGGCACTCCCAGGAATCACCGTTAAACTGCCTGCTGATCGGCAGGGAATGGGCAGTCTGGCATAGGCAAACGCAGTGCGACAGCGCGCGGAATTGCATCATTCGTTGGTGTCCACGTCGCTCCAAATTCCCTGGTATCAGGGAATTATCAGGGATCTCCGCGCTGATTAGAGGAACGAATCGAGGTCTTTTGTGGCTTAAGTACTTGTGGGAGTGTCGGTTTTCGGCGGTTGTTTGATTTTTGAAGCAGGGAATTCACCTGCGAGGAACAGGGATCACACAGGGCTCGATCAGGGAATGTGCTTGCCGCGCCGGAGGGCTTCGATCGCTTGCGGGTGAGGCGTCTGGGCGGCAGGTGTGGCGCTTCAGGTGACAAAGACACAGTACTATCCTATTGAATATAATAGGAAAAATTTCTGACACCCTCTTGTGGAGGCATGCGCCCCCTCCTAGCTTCGCGCTTGCCTTGCTGATTCGCAGGGTGAAGCGAGGTTGGCAATCCGAGCATCCTCAGAGGGGCGTTTCGCGGGGGTGGAACGCTTCATCTAAGCCGGGGAATTCGGCTCACACGCTCTGCGTGGGAGCCGAAGGTGAGCAAGGAGCGGGTGGCTGACCTTCACGGTGAGTGAAGGAGTTGAGCATGTTGTCCCTTGATCAGACCCCCAAGCCGCAGGCGCGCGTTCGCCATCGCGTTACGCCCACTGTCAAAGATCCCGAGCTCGCAGGCGCGCTAGCGTGCTTCGCGCCGCAGGTGAGCGAGCGTGTTTTGACGGAGCTGGTGCCGTCGGTTCGCAACGCGCGGACGCATTCCCAGAAGCAAATCCACAAGATCGCCGAGAGCATCAGGACGTTCGGGTTTGTGTCGCCGATCGTTGCGGCGGCGAATGGCGAGATCGTCGCGGGGCACGGCCGCTACGAGGCGGCGAAGCTGCTCGGCATGAAGACGGTGCCGGTGATCCACGTCGCCCACCTCGGCCCGCCGCAGATCCGGGCGTTGCGGATCGCGGATAACCGCCTGGCCGAGTTGTCGGGCTGGGACAACGAGATCCTGAAGCTGGAGCTGGGCGAGCTGATCGAGCTCGACCTCGAGGTCGACGTGATGGGCTTCGAGATCGGTGAGATCGATGTGATCCTCGACCCTGGTGTTCAGAAAGCGACGAAGGCTGACCCGGCGGACGCGTTGCCAGCGCTGCAGGATGTCGCGGTGACCGTGCGCGGCGATCTCTGGCTGCTGGGCGAGCATCGCATCCTGTGTGGCGATGCGCGCGAGCGTGGCGACTATCAGGCGCTGATGGGCGGTGAACTCGCCCAGATGGTGTTTGTGGATCCGCCGTACAACGTCCGGGTCGATGGCCATGTCAGCGGTCTCGGGAAGGTCAAGCATCGCGAGTTCGCGATGGCGTCGGGCGAGATGAGCAAGCTCGAGTTCACCGGCTTCCTGCGCGCGGTCTTCGCTGAGATCGCGAAGGCGTCGCAAGATGGCGCGCTGGTCTATAGCTGCATCGATGGCCCGCACCTGCACGAGATGCTGAATGCCGGCTATGGCGTGTTCGACGAGCTGAAGTCGGTGATCACCTGGGCCAAGGCCAATGCCGGGATGGGTTCGCTCTACCGGAGCCAGACCGAGTTGATCACGCTGTGGAAGAAGGGCAAGGCGCCGCACATCAACAATATCGAGCTCGGCAAGCATGGCCGCTATCGCACCACCCTGTGGAGCTATGCCGGGGTGAACGGCTTCCGCAAGGGCCGGATGGCGGAGCTCGCGAGCCACCCGACGGTGAAGCCCTGCGCCATGGTGATGGACGCGATCAAGGATTGCTCGAAACCGAAGGGGATCATTCTCGACAGCTTCAGCGGCTCCGGAACGACCTTGATCGCGGCGGCCAAGACCAAACGTCGCGGCTACGTCATGGAGTTCGATCCGCTCTATGTCGATGGCGCGATCCGCCGCTGGGAGAGGCTGTTCAAGGATGAGGCGCGCCACGCCGAGACCGGAGTGACCTTCGCGGAGATGGCGGCGCAGCGCGGGTACGATGCCAGCGCCCGCACGGTGTCGGACGAGAGCGTTGGAGGGGGCCATGTCTCGTGAGGATGATCCCCCGGCCGTAGGCTACAAGAAGCCGCCGCAGAAAACCCGCTTTCAGAAGGGGAAAAGTGGCAACCCGTCGGGGCGCCGCAAGAGCAAATCGAGTAGCGCCCGAAAGGATGATGGCCAGCCATTCTTGTCGAAGAAGATGAGGGCGACAATCGCTGGCAAGAGGGTCTGGATCACCAAGCGCGACTTGGCTCAGGAGCGACTGTTCGCGTTTGCGATGGAAGGCAACATCGCTGCGTTTGCTTTGTTGTTCAAGTTGGACATGGCCAACGACAATATGCCTGAGGCGGAGCGGCCGCTAACTGACGAAGAAGAGGAGGCGCTGATCGAGCGCTTTCTCGCCCGGAAGCGCGCGACCGTGACCGGTGATGGCGATGGCTGATCAAGCTCTTCTAACCGCTATCCTGCGGCGCGATCTGGCAAGCTTCATCGAGCAGTGCTTTGTGACGCTGGAGCCGGGCACAGCCTATCAGCATAACTGGCATATCGAGGCGATCGCCTATCAGCTGATGCGGGTCTGGAGCGGCGAGTGCAGGCGGCTGATCATCAATGTGCCGCCGCGCTCGGCCAAGTCGATCTGCGTCACGATTGCCTTCACTGCCTGGCTGATGGGCCATGATCCACGCAAGCGGATCATGGCGATCAGCTACGCCCAGGAGCTCTCGCTGACCCACGCCGCGGCGTTCCGCAGCGTGGTCTCCTCGGATTGGTACCGTCGCGCCTTTCCGCGGTTCGAGATAAGGGCCAATCGCGGCCAGGAGATCCGCACCACAGAACAGGGCTATCGTTATGCCTCGTCGATTGGCGGTTCGGTGTTGGGACGCGGCGCCGATCTGATCGTCATCGATGATCCGATCAATGGCCTCAATGATGCCCTCTCGGCGGCGGCCCGGCGTCGGGTGCAGACGTTTTATGATGGTACCCTCTACTCCCGGCTGAACGATCGTAAGAACGGCGCCATTGTCATCGTCATGCAGCGTCTGCACGAGGATGATCTGGTCGGGCATGTCCTGGAGAAAGAGGATTGGGAGGTTCTCTCGATTCCCGCCATCGCGCCGGACGATTGCCGCTATCGCATTGGGGATGGTCCGGAGGCGTTCTATCAGCGCCGTCAGGGCGAGATTATGCATGCCGGCCGCGATACCTTCGCAGATCTCGATGCGATTAAGCGCAATCTCGGCGCGTTGAACTTCTCGGCTCAATATCAGCAGAACCCGCTGCCGGCCGAAGGCCAGATCATCAAGCGCGATTGGCTGCACTATTACGATGAGCGGCCGGCCGAGTTCGACCTCAAGATTGTATCCTGGGATACCGCCTCGACCCAGGCCGAGCATTCCGACTGGTCGGTCGGGATGGTCTGGGGAGCGATCGGGCAGACGTATTACCTGATCGACCTCGTCCGTGGTCGATGGGAGGCACCGGAGCTGCGCCGCAAGATGATCGATCTCGCCCGGAAACACGCGGTCGACGCGACGCTGGTCGAGGATACCGAGCTCGGGCGGGCCTTGTCGCAGGACCTGCGGCGTACCGGGACGCTGCATCCATTGCTGCAATCGTCACGGATCGAAAAGCAGGCGCGGCTAATGGCGCAGGCGGCTCGCTTCGAGGCGGGGCAGGTGTTCCTGCCGCGCGAGGTCGACTGGCTCGCCGGTTATCTCGGCGAACTCCTCGCTTTCCCGCTGGCGCGCAACGATGATCAGGTCGATGCGACGAGCCAGGCCCTCAAATACCTGACCGCGAGGACGCCGACGATCCGCGAGCGTCCGCAGCGGATCGTGCGCCCGCAGCGTCGTGTTCGTCCGGTGGGCTGACCCGACGCTGTCGGTGCTAAGGTTCAATCGTGACAACGGTCATGCTGTAGCCTCGGCCGGCCATGCAGCCGACCATGATCTGGCGCAGCGCCTGGTTGCGCTGGCCTTCGAGCATGCCGGCTTCCATGGCATCCGCGAGACTACGCCCGGAATAGATCGGGGCCGCCATGGCCTGGGCCTTGGCGGCTTCGCCCTTGCAGATGGCATCGTCCTGCTGGAACTGCGCGACGGCACCGGCATCGCTGCGTCCGTCGTAGCGGTCGAAGCGCATGGCGGTACGCGGGCTGCAGGCGCCCGCGGCGTTGGCTAGGATGATGGCGAAGACCAGGGCCGGCCAGCGGCTACGCCCGGGTTTTGGGCAAGACGTCGTCAAAAACACGGATGCGAACTCCATCGAGCAATCGGGATTATTGATCATCGCGGCGCCATGCGGCTGGCTTGGCGAGAGGGCGGGACGCCTTCATCTGCGGCGTTGGTCTTGGGAATCCGCGCGAGAGAAGCGGCCTGATCCCGAGATGGCGGGCTTCGCGTCGCTTGGCCTCGGCGATCGCGGCGAGGTCGCGGGCCGTCTTGGTGCCGGGTGCACGGTGACAGCAGTCGCGCCCGAGAACCCGGCCATCATCGATCGAAAGCTCTCTCGTCTTGTCGAGGATGAGAGCTTCCGGGATGACATGGTCGAACTCGACGACCTTGCCGGAGACATTGTGGCCGCAGCCTTCGCATCGAATGCAGCCGCGCCCGTCCATGGCCCGCTTGAGCATGGCGACCTTCTGGCTGCGGGTGAACTCGCGACGCCCACCCATCACGCCGCCTCCAGCTGACCGTAGGCGGCGACCTGGGCGACGATCCGATCGAGTTCCTCGTTGAACTGCGCCACGGTCGTGCTGAGCTCGGTGATGAACGCTTCGTCGCGATGGGCCCGGGTGATCATGATCGGCAGGCCCGGCCAATAGATCGCGAGATCGATCCAGTCGCGTTCGGCGATCCAGAGCTGGCCCTGACATTGGGCCTTGTGCTCGGGCGGGAACTCGCCCTTCAGCAAGGCCTCGATCAGAAGATGCGGCAGCTTGGTCTTGATCTCGAGCAGGCCGTCCTTGCCGATTAGTGCATCGGGCGAGGCACCGGCCTGCCCGCGTCGCAAGAACCCGACGGTCTCGCAATCCAGGCCGGTGACGAAGCTGTAGGCGCTGCGCGCTTCCTCTTCCATTAGCTTGCCGCGTTCCATATGCAGCGAGGTGAAACTCTCCATCGCCTCGCCGGTCAGGCGTTCGCCGGCGAGCTTGTAGAGATAGGTCTGCCGGGTGCGGCTCTCGGTGCCGCCCCGTCCCTTGGTCAGGATCGAGGCGAACTCGGACGCGGTCGGGATGCCCAGGCGCGCTTGCGCCCATTCGGGGGAGCCTTGTGTGCAGTTGATGATCTCGAGCATGGTCAGGCCCGTCCCTTCCTGGCGTTGAGCATCACCAGCGCCTGCCGGAAGCGGCGCGCCGGCAGTTCAGTGAAGGCGTTGATCTTGAAGAAGCGCAGCAGGGCCTCGCGCTCGCCGCCGACCTCGTCGATCAGTGCGAGAAGCTCCCGGGATTGCTGGCGGGTGATGGTCTCGCCCACCCCTGCAGCCTTGCCGTCATCGTCGTTCGCGGCCGCGAGCCCCAGCGCTGCCTTCAGCGTCATCCGCTGCAGATAGGTCAGCGTCGATCCGATCGCCTGGATCGCGTTCTTCTCGCCGCTGTGATCGGCGCCGGCACTAAGGCTGCTCTCCTCGCTATGGCCGTCGCGGTGCGAGATCACGCAAGCGATGGTCACCTTGTCGTCGTCGCTGTTCGAGCGGAAGCGATAGGCCAACCCATGGCGCGCCAGCACTGGCCCGATCGTGCGGGCGATCTCGGCCAGATCCTCGTGGCGGTAATGCTTTGCTCCGATGCTGGCGATCTGAGTCTTGGCGATCACCGGGAGTTCGGCTTTGGCGGCTGCGAGAGCTGCCTCGAAGGCTCGGCGGGCATCGTCGGCGCGGCTACGCTCGTGCAGGCCGATCAGCTGAGACAGCACATGTTCATCAGCGCCGCGGTCGAGCGCGGAACTCAACAGGCTCAATGGGGTGATCGTGGGGGCAGGGCGCAGCTCTGTGAGCCGAGCGCCCGCAGAGGAGCGCAGATGGCGCAAGGGCCTGGTCATCGTGCGGCCCTCCCGCTGAGATGGTCACGACACGCAGAGCGACCCGGTCCGAACCACCAGGCTCGGTATGCCTGGGCGAGTTCGGCTGGGCTGAGCCGAGAGGTTGAGGGCAGGGGTTCAACGGTTATCCCACTCGGCAGCGACCGTGGGGGCATAACGAGAGGGAGGGGCAAAGTGCGGTGCATGGCGGCCCCTCAGTGAAGCTGGCGATAGCCGAGGGCGGTCGGAGAGGCTGCATGCGGCGAAGCGGCCACGATATCCATGCGATGGTGAAACAGCCCGGCACGGCCTTCCGGTACGAGGGCCTGCAATCGTTGAAGCGCCGCCAGCTCGGCTCTGGCCTCAGCCCATCCGCGCTTCAGCGACAGCGACAACAGATCACGTCGCTGGGCCTGGCTTCGCACCGCCGAAAACTGTGGTCCCGCCTGCCGCATCGCGTAACGCAGGATGCCAGGCTTGTAGAAAATGAGCTTGTGCTCGAACTCCAGGATCAGGGTCATCATCGTCCTCCAGCGACGAAAATCGTCGGTGACGGACGGTTCCCTTCCTATAGCGCCTCCAGTCAACTGGAAAGGTCGGCGCTCGACGAAAAGCGTTGATCAGGCTATGCCGAACGCATGATCACACCCGCACAATGTCGCGCGGCCCGTGCGCTCCTCGACTGGAGCCAGCAAGACCTCGCCAAGGCCGCCCATCTCGGTCTCTCGACCATCCGCGACTTTGAGAAGAGCAGGCGTGTGCCAACCCACAACAATCTGCGCGGGATCAAGCTCGCCCTGGAGGAGGCTGGCGTCGAGATCGGGGCGGAGCGGTCAAGCGTCGGGCTGAGAGGAGAACGGTGA